AAAGGATGCAACTCTATATGTTTATGGATTACCTGTCTGTCACGATTGTGCAAAGGGAATTATCCAAGTGGGCATAAATAGAATTGTAATGGCAATGGAAGATATTCCACAAAAGTGGTTAGATTCGTTTGAAAAATCTCGAAGAATGTTTGACGAAGCCAATATTACAGTTGACTTTATAACGGAAAGTAGCCATTGACATTTGTGATGAACTATGTTATAATGGTATTTAAATTTTTAAGGATATTATATTATGAAAGAAATGGTAATTGATTTATTTTATGGAGTTGCATTTGTTGCGCTCATCGCATTGACGATGTATGGTTTCATTGCTGCTCTCGAAGCAATTAATATGACAAAGGATTCAATTAGGCTCGCAATCGCGACTCCTCTATTTTTATTCTTCTGCTATCACTTCGGTGGTTTAACAAGGTCAATTCTAAATAAGGACTAATATGTCATTACATAAAAGAATAGTTCTTGACTTTGACGACACCTTAGCGTTTACTTCAAATCGTGATTGGGAAAACGCAGAACCTAACATTGCTTTAATTGAAAAATGTAATGAACTATATGAAGCAGGTTGGCAAGTAGATATTTTTACTGCTCGTGGTTCTATTTCTTGTAGGAGTAGAGTTGAAGCAGAAAACAAATATGGAGAACAAATCCGTACTTGGTTAGATAAGCATCATGTAAAATATCATATGTTATCTTTTGATAAACCACTTGCTGCATATTATATTGATGATAAAGGTATTACTCCTGAAGATTTCATATATGCAGATATAAGAGAATTGGAAGGCGGTCTGTCAGGATCTGATATTTACACTGATGGTGTTTTAGTACATAAGACAGCAAGCAATGCTCATGAAGTAGCAAAGTGGTATAAAGAAACAGGTTCAGCAGTTATGACTCCTGAAATCCATAGAGTTGTTGGTGATACAATTACGATGGATTATATTGACCACGATGAAGAGTTCTTCAAGCATTCTCCGTATAAAGCATTGGCAATGATACAAGAAGCACTTGATGAATTTGGTCATATTCCAAGAAATAAAAAGTTTCTAACATTTGATGATTATATCGCAAGGATTGTAGGACATGTTCAGTTAGCTGATATTCCTGCATTTAATGATATCGTCGAAAGACTCGCAACAATTGAATTGGATTATGGATATTGTCATGGAGATTTTGGTGTTAAGAACATGCTCTTTACAGAACAGTACATGCACTTAATTGACCCTATCCCTAATGTGTTTGGTTGTCGTGAACTTGACATCGCAAAATTCTTAGCAAGCTTAGTTATCAACTCATATAGTGTTGAACTACAAGATCTTTCTATTAATACATTATTAGCTTATAACCCAAATATTAACAAAGATGAACTATTAACTCTTACTTGCGCTGAAATCATTCGCGTATATAAGTATCACCCTGATAAGGATTTCATTATACAATGTGTTAACGATGTTATGTCGGAGTTTATGTAATGGGATACCCAACGCAAGGTCGTATTGCTACTGATGTTGAATACATCAAAAAATTAGTTGAAGATTCAGAATCTGAAATTGATAGGCTCAAACAACTTGCAGTGAGAAATGGCGAAATGCTTAGAGAGATTTTAAAAATATTGGAGAAAGCAAATGTTTCTAGATAGAAAGAAATTACCTGAAGATTTTAAAGTAGGATTTACATGTTCTACTTTTGATTTATTTCATGCAGGTCATATTGTTATGCTACAGGAAGCAAAGACATTATGTGATTATTTAATTGTTGGTTTATTAATTGACCCAACAGTGGATCGTCCTGAGTCAAAGAATAAACCTATTCAGACACCTTTTGAGAGATACATACAGGTATCATCTTGTAAGTATGTTGACGAAGTTATTCCTTTTACAACTGAACAAGAAATCGTTGATATGATCTTGACGATTAATCCTGACATAAGAATTGTCGGAGAAGAGTATAAAGACCAAGAACATACAGGTAAAGGTCTCTGTCCTGTTCATTATAATCGAAGAAGACATTCGTTTAGTTCAACAGAGCTCAGACAACGTGTAGTCAATTCTAATAAATAAAAATACAGTCGGATATATTATACATTATGAAAAACATTGGATTCGCAAAGATTGGCAAGTCGGTCAAGTTCAAACGCAATAGGTTCTCACCTATTGGTGGAGACAACGAGCCATCCTCAGTTCTAATTGCACTCGCAAATAATAACCCAGATAAAACATTTTATATTATCGGTCGTTCTGACTTCAGTACTCTTTCTGAATCTGAAGCTTTGGATTTGTTTCCGTATGATAATGTAATTGATATTTGGAAAGGTATTAAGAACGATGAAACCGATACCTTTTATCGTCATGTGATTAACTATTTTAATCAGAAAGGATTTAAGTTAGATTATACTGTTATGATGGTAGGTCAAGTTGGTACAGTTACGATCCCAGGCAAAATTACTCAGGTGAAACATTTGAAAGAAGGTATCACTGACGGCAAACCTGCATCTGTGATTGATATGACAAAGAACTATACTTCACCTATTGCGATTTGGTTAAATGAAGAAAAGCCTGACTATGTTGAGATTGTAAATGATCCAAGATATGTAATGAATCAGTCAAGAGATATATTCCATTTACCAAATATGTCTTTGGGTCAATATGATTATGAGTATAAAGCAAGTACAATTGAATCATATGAAAATCAAATACGATCCGACAAATTTGTAAAATCTGTATATGCAGGAATGGAAACAAACTTTTGTGTTCGTTACGACTATGCAGAAGAATTTAATACAACAAGAAACATTCCTTTTATGGTAATATTGAATGAAGGCAAACCTTCAAGATATGGATTGATGAAGGAATGGGTACTTAACGATTTTGAAGATGTTGAAGTTTATGGCAAATGGGAACACCCTGATACAGAAACTGATGCTAGGTTCAAAGGTTCTATTCATCTTGATGATGTAATTCGTAAATTGGATAATGTTAAATTTACATTCATTATTCCAATTGAAAAAGGTTGGGTGACAGCAAAGTATATTGAAATGATACATGCAGGAGTCGTTCCTTTCTTACATCCAACATATGATGAACAGAAACATTTACCTATACCTGACTTCTTACGACCAAAAACTCCTGCTGAGTTTAAAGAAAGAATGGATAGATTATTAAATAATGAAGAAGAGTACTTATCAGTAGTAAAAGGATTACGTAAACTTGTATGTAAGCCAGAATTATATGATGGTACTTTCTTAAACAATAAAATTATGACAGCAATTGATGAAGATTATGTTATGCCTGACGTAACACAATTTGAAAAGAAAACTGCTGCTACACTTGAGGACTTTTTCGGATGAAACAAGATATAACATGGGCACCACTTATTCCGCTTATTGGTGGACAAATGCTAGGAGCGGAGAAAGCTTTCGGTAAACCACCTGAAGCAATTTATTCTTATACAGGATTTGAAGCTAACGACGGACATTATGTTAACTATCAACAAAATACAAAAGGACGTGATATTCCTTATGTATTGCTTGATTCTGAAAATCCAAACATTAAACAAGTAGATGTAGTATCAGGTACTCCACCTTGTGCTGCACTATCACAATTAAATACTGGATTGAGTGAAGAATCAAAAGGTGCTAAATGTGCAAAGAATGAATTTATGTATCAAGTCTTTCAAGACGGTATTGATATATTAGGTGCAAAGGTTGTCATTGTTGAGAATGCTCCTGCACTATATACAAATAAAGGTCGTCCAGTTGCGAACCGTCTGTATGAAATTTGCGCTGAGAGGGGTTATTCCTTATCGCTGTATAAAACATCAACGAGATACCATGGAGTTCCTCAGGGACGAGATAGAACGTTTGCGATTGGTTGGAAGTCAAGTACTTCTCCTGTATTGAATTGGTATAACCGTGATCGTAAATCATTTGCTGAATATCTACAAGAGATTCCTGATGACGCATTACAACAAGATTTAATTATTAATAAGAATGTACCTGAAGAACCTTACTATACATTTATTAAAACAAAAACAAATCGTGATGTTCGAGAGATTATGTTGGAAGAAGATGTAAAGACAACTCTCAATTATGTTAACAAGAAAGGTTGGATGAAAGAAGCAAACGAATGGTTCCACAAGACAGGACATGAAAAAGGTATTAAGTATTCTGACCACGCAATTAAAAAGTATGCCGACGGTAAAGGTGTATGGGATGGTTCAGTACATGTCTTTGGTGATTATATGAATGCAGTCATCGGTCGTAATATGGTTGATACGATTCACCCAACTGAAGATAGGTCATTAACAATTCGTGAAGCTTTACATATGATGGGATTCCCAGAGGACTTTGAGTTACTTGGTGGATTACCTAAAGTAAATCATATTGCTCAGAATGTTCCTGTACCAACATCAAGAGATTTACATTCAGAAATTGGTAAGTTCCTTAGTGGAGAATTAGATTTATCTGATACCACTTATTTAAGACAAAATAATCATAAACAATTAATGGAGTTTGACCCTAACGGAAAAGATACAACTCCGTCTCTTGAAGAGTTTATGAGTTAAAACTATTGACATTCATAAACAAATAGAGTATAATATACACCATGAGAAATGATTTAATTATAGATTTTGAAACAATGGGTCAAGACGTACATAACTGTGCGGTCATTGATATGTCAGCGATGGTATTTCAATGGGACAAGTTTACGTCTAACGATCCATACAACTTAAGCGATGTATTCAAGGTGAAGAAATTCAAATTGAATGTATCGGAGCAAGTAAAGAAATTTAATTGGGTAGTCGATAAAAGTACATTAGATTTTTGGTCGCAGCAAGATTCAGAAGTAAGAAAGAATATTGCTCCTAAGAGTTCTGATTTATCGGTCGAAGATTTTTGTAAGCAATTTACAGATTTCCTAATTGACGGACCAAAGATTGATTTTTGGTGGTCAAGGTCTAATTCCTTTGACCCAGTTATTCTTGAGAGGTTATTTAAATCTCAGAATAAAGTAAATCATTTACAATCCCACTTACAACATTGGAAGGTAAGAGACACAAGAACTTTTATTGATGCAAAGTTTGATTTTGGTTTAAAGAAGAATGGATTCAATCCTTGTGCTAACGAAGAGAAATGGGATTCTGTATTTAAAGCCCACGATTCGGCTTGGGATGTATTAGCAGATGTAATGAGATTACAGTCAATCACAAGAGCTGAAAATGATATGGAGCAAATCACAGTATGAAATTAGAAGTAAAAACAGAAGAACTACAAAAACAACGACTCTTTATTGGAACACCTATGTATGGTGGTCAATGTGCAGGATTATATACAAAGTCAACAAATGATTTAAGTATGTTATGTTCATCGCACAAAATTCCAATGAAGTACTATTTTTTATTTAATGAGTCATTAGTTCAAAGAGCTAGGAATTATATTGTTGATGAATTCCTTCGTTCTGACTGTACTCATTTATTGTTTATAGATTCAGATATTGGATTTGACCCAAGAGATGCATTAGCATTACTTGCATTACAAATATCAGACCCAGAGAAGTATGATATTGTATGCGGTCCATATCCAAAGAAAACAATTGCCTGGGAAAAGGTTTCTATCGCAGCACAGCAAGGTGTTGGAAAGGATAATCCTTTTGACCTAGAACAATATACATCAGATTTTGTTTTTAATCCTGTCGCGGATATAAGACAATTTAAACTCTCCGACCCTGTTGAAGTTGCCGAAGGTGGTACTGGGTTTATGTTAATTACAAGAGATGCTCTCGAAAGATATCGAGATACGTATCCAGAGTTATCATATAAACCTGACCATGTTCGTACTGACAAATTCGATGGGACTCGTGAGATTCATGCTTTCTTTGATTGTGTCATTGACCCAGAGTCAAAGAGGTACTTATCTGAGGATTACTTTTTCTGTAAGATGGCTCGCAAAGCAGGTCTTTCAGTTTGGATGTGTCCTTGGATGAAAATCAATCATGTTGGTTCTTATATCTTTAAGGGTGACATGGGTGCTCTAGGTCAACTAGGAGTTACTGCTACTGCAGATTCTAAATCTAATAAGAAAGCTTATAATCCTGTTGACAAGTCCAAGTAATTGGTATATAATATACCACAAATAATATCAATGGAGAAACTTATATTATGAAATTTTCTAACGAAACCTTGACGGTCTTAAAAAGCTTTACCGCTATCAACAAGTCAATCTTGATGAAAGAAGGTAATATTCTTAAGACTATCACTCCGGAGAAGACATTAATTGCTATCGCAGATATTCCTGATGAAATTCCATCAGATGCCTGTGTATATGATCTTTCAAGATTTTTATCAATTTTGTCTTTATATAATGACCCCGATGTAGAGTTTTTTGATAAATACTTTATTATCTCGGAAGGTAAGCGTAGAACGAAATATGTCTATGCAGATTTATCAATGATACATACACCACCTGAAAAGGATATCACTATCCCTTCAGCAGATGTTGTAGTTAATGTATCTAACGATGAATTATCTTCAGTGCTTAAGGCAGCAGGGGTATTACAATTTTCAGAGATTGCGTTTGTAGGCGAAGGCGGCAAATGCTATCTGAAAGCAATCGACAGTACGAACGAAGGCGCAGATGACTTTGGCGTTGAAATCGGGGATACTGCCGATGAGTTTAAGATTATTATTAAAACTGATAATTTAAAACTCATGCCTTTAGATTATGAGGTTACGCTTTGTTCAAAAGGTATCTCAGAGTTTAAAGGAAAAGGTGTCACGTATTACGTGGCTATAGATTCAAAGTCGACTTATAATAAAAGGTGAAATTATGAATGAACCAGTACAAGGTAACTTTGGCCAACAACAAGGCCAAGAACAAGAAGTGGTTATCAATCTTGGAGACCTATCAACTGTGTTGCAGATTATTGACGTAGTCTCTCAACGTGGTGGATTCCAAGGTCAGGAGATGGCTGGAGTAGGAATGCTAAGAAATAAAATCGAAGCTTTCCTAAGACAGAATTCTCCACAGCAAGAT